AGTCTTCCTGCTGTTCGTTCGCAATAATTTTTTTACGAGTAAACTTACTCGCAGGCACACGGTAAGCAAGCTCAGACTTAGGTCTATCCATACCATCTTGGATCGGTTTAAAGAAAAACGGATAGTTGACTGATATTGGTACAACTTTGTCTGTAAACATTTTTTTAGCATCTGCACCTGTTTTAGATAATATACCAAATCGACTATCACTTGCCAATGTGGCTTGGTTAACTGTTTCTGCTGAAGACATGAAAGAAAATCCAGACCTACGATTTTTAAGATAGCACATCCCATAGGATCTTTTGTCGGCTTTACAAGCTTCCCAGAATATATAAAATAATCTATTGGCTTCTCTAAAATCAGGTGCACCTACATCTATTTTACTCCATTGTAAGTACATGTAATGTGTGCCTGTTATATAAGTTGGCTTACCATTGTTGTTAAACCAAAAACCTTCTTCTCTTCGTTTAAACTCTTCGTCTATATAATCATACCACTTTGCTTTGTTTTCTTCTGGAAATGCTCGCCAATCAAATATTGTTTTAAGTCTTGCTAGTTCTTTAGGATATTCAAACCTTTGCCACTTTTTTACTTCATTGGTATACACTCGCACTGGTTGCATTGGCAGAGCAATCCGCAAGCCTTGCATCTCAATGATTTCACCAATCTTTCCAGTTTTTGATATAACGACAATATCGTTTTCTTTATTATATCCATATTCCCATTTTTTACTTTTATTAAGCCGTTTTATAGTATTTATTTTTACAGGCTCAACTATTTTAAATAATTCTTGTTTATACATTATCTTGATCTTCCTTCTGCAAAACCTTTAAATACTTTTGTTTTAGTTTCAACTGTTTTACCTTCAAGTAAACCTTCTTCTTCTTGTATTCTGTTTAATATTTCAAACGCATCAAATATAGCTAATTTTTTAGTAGCAGCAGCGTTCTTTAATCTATCAGCAGATACATCGTCTTCTGTGTTTGTTATAATTTTTTCTTTAGCAACATTAATCAGTTCTTCAACTGCTCTGTGCCCAGCTTGGATTATAAGCCTCTTCGTCTCCTTGATATTCATATTTAATTGTAATAAATTTAGTATATACTCTGTAGAGCTTTTCACCTTCTATAATAAACTCATAAGTAGATATTGGTGTAAAGCCAACAAGATCACCTGTGTTAAAAGTACCGTCAGAGTATTTAATTATTCCAACATTATCTTGTTCTTTACTAGAGCTATACTTATCTTTGTTTTTTATAGGTTGTACCCAGCAAAAACCTTTTGGCACTTTCCAAATATTATTTTGTTTGTATAAAAATATTTGATCTGGATTTACAATATAAGTTTTTTCATTAAAATAACTTTTACTGTTTTTTTCTATACCTTTAACGTTATGCCATCTACGAAAAACATTATGATGAACAATTACTTCGTTGCCAATATTTATTTTTGTATCACCAATTATAGGAGTAGATATAACCGTAGCATTTCTATTTATATACTGATGATTAAATATCTCGGTATTAAGTATAAGGTTTGTATCACCTATTTTTTTGCTATTGTTATATCTCTCTCCTTTTGGTGTTACAACAAAGTTGTAAACGCTTTTCATTAATATTCTAGATTATACTCAACTGATACTGCCATGTTTTTGTTAAAGTCTTTCCATGGTAATACGTCTTTGTTTTTTCTAATATATATAGAAAACTTATCGTCTTCTTCTAATATATCACAAATAGTATGCCCACCATATACCTCTTGACCTACAGCATAATGCATTGCATCGTTTTTATAATCTTTACCTATACTAATCTTTCTTATCAGCTTCGCCATCTTCTGTATATGTTATAGTACCGTCAGTAATATTAATATCTACTTTACCATAAGTTTCTTCAAAGCTTTTTTGCAAAGTGCCTACTTGTGTTTGCAAGCTTATAACTTGGTGACACATTGTGTGTTTTCTACTTTCTAAGTTACCTATTTCTACTTGTAATCTATTTAAAGAATTAACTAAAGTTTGTAAACTTTCTAATTCTTCTTTAGTTATGTTTTGTGGTCTAAGATCTTCTACCTTAGACTTTCCTGTTTTTCTTTTTGCCATTTTATTTAATTTAAGTTAATTTTATTTATTTATTAATATTCGCAATGAATAATAAAAGTTAACGGGTTTATGTTAACTAATTCATCATCGTCTAGTAAAGCGTCTGCTACTGCATCAACTGTAACAGTAGTTTCAGCTAAAGCTGTAATAGTACCTATTTCAGCATTATCTTGAGCTCTTAAAACATCACCAACAGCTAAAGCATTTTTTGCATTAACACCATCAACAGTTAATGCTGTTGAAGTTGTTCTTGCTGCTTGGTTTTCACCTTGATTTAAAAGTACACCTGTACCAAAGTCTGGAGCTCCAGATACTGATAAAACCCCTATACATATCTTACCATTACTACCAACACCATCAAAACTAATACTACCATCTGTATTTACTACTCTTGAAGGCTCAATAACTAAATCGTCTTCTTGATTACCGTCTGTGTTATCTGGTGAAGATACATTTATAACGTCTAAAGCACTTGCTGTTCCTGTAACGTTGTATACACCAACTAAATGTTTATAGAAACTAGTACCATTAGCAGTTGCGTTTACTGTTCCTAATGTAGAAGGTGCACTACCATCAGAATCAGGACTTGCGAATACAAGCTCGTAATTACTAACTTGGTTTGCGCCGTTAGTACCTCTTTCTACGCAAGTTACACCTATAATTCTAAAAGCTCTTTTTGTAGGTACAGTTTTTACTATCCAGTCTGCTACTACGTCTCCGTTGCCAAAAGCTGTTACACAGTTTTGACCAGTTAGTGTTGGTGTTACTTCTATATTGAAAAATCCATTATATGCCATTTTTTTATTTTTTTACTTTTTCTAGTGATCTACCACCGAAGTAAGCACCGATCACAGTTATTAATACTAATTGTAAAAGATCTACATAAGAGTCTTTTACACTAAATTTTATAAAGCCAGCGTCTATAAATATAAGTAACATTGTACATATTACTAAAAATATTAACACTAACGGTCTTATATTTTTACTTAGCCATGAGTCTGAGTTCATGTCTAACTTCCATCTTTCGGTTACTTGTTTTTGCATCTCAGCTTCGTAACCCATAATTAAATCTTTTATTTTAGCTTCTGCAGCTAGTTTTTCTTCTTTAGTCGTAGTTAGATTATCTAACACACCACCTACATTTTTTACTAACTCACCAGCTCCTGCTGAAAATATTTTTCCTAATACACTCATAATTTATTTTTTAATATCCACCTCCACTACCGCTACCGCTACTTACACTACCACCGCTTGGTGTAGCACTAACGTTTCCTGTTGGTAGATCTGGTATTTGTATTGGTTCAGTACTTAATCTAAAAAGTGAAGTTATTTCATCATGTGAAGTTCCTGCCATATAAGTAGTTTGACCATTTACGATATGCACATGGTAACCGGATATATCATATATAGCGCCGTAAGCTAAAGCTTCTTGTATAGTACTATATGTAGGAACACCATCTATAACTTTTACTAAACTCATAATCTATTTGCTTCTCTTTCCCAAGGAAAATCATCACCAGCTTCTTTCCACTGCCCATCAACTTTAATCATGTCTTTACCGTTTCTAGTTTCTCTTGGATATGTTACGCCATTAAACTGTACAAAGTCATCACCATAAGAAAGCTTACCTGTTAACATATCAACAGAGTGTCTCATCTCATGTAGTAGTATTTGTTTATCTTCTGGGCTTCCAGGTACAACTTTATCACTTACAAATATAGTACCGTCCATATTAGCCTCGCCTAGTATATCAGCTCCTAAAGGTTTTCTTATAACCTCATGACCTGGCACAGAACCTTCGTCTGATTTAAAGCTTAACTTTTTATTTAAAACTCCTGCGCGAGCAATAGCTTTTCTTCCACCACCTAATTTAAAACCCATTATTTTTCTCCACATTTTTTACTTGGATTAGCAACCTGTCTCCAGTCTTGTTTAACCCAAGTTTTTAAACTACCACCACTACTAGTGCCAGTTACATTACTTTTACTTGATCTTTTGTATTTACCTTTTGCACCGGCAGCCCTTTTAGCTCGTATGACTTTTTGCCTTTCAGCTTTACTCATACTACGTATTTTAGCCAAAGGCAGGCATACTTTTTTAGTACCACCACCTTTAGCTTTAACACGTTTAACTTTTTTTATAGGGTTACCCTTTTGTACGTACATTACTATTTCTTATGACCCATTTTCATAGGCTTCTTCATTTTCATAGCGTCAGCTTTTTTCATCATCATGCCAGATTTTTTTAATTTCATAGCTGATTCTTTTTTAAGCTTCATAGCTCCAGCTTTCATTTTAGTAGCATTAGCTACTATACCTTTAATAAGCTTTTTTTGTCCCGCTGCCACTTTAGATATGTCTACTTTATTTTGCTTAGCTGGCGACTTCATTTTCATTGCTTTTTTCATTTTTAAATTTTGTTTTTAATATGTTTATACATTGAGTTACCTAGTTTCTCGCCCATTTTACTGTCAGACTTAAAGTGGGCGCGGGCTACTCTCCTACTATAAGATATATTCTCTCCAGTTTTTTCAAATGCTTTTCTAACATTTGGGTGTTTATCACCTAACACTTTTGCTATCAATATACCTTGAACAGAGTGTCCAGAAGGGTATGATGGCGTCTTCATCGAGTTCATTTCATAGTTAGGTAAATTCTTGTCTAATTCTTTAGGTCTTGGCCTATTGAAATGTTTCTTTAATTCTAAGATTACAGGTGCAGACTCCTTTATTAACTTTGCCGCAATCTTTTTATCATAATCTTCTACATTGTTATCTTTTGCTGTTTTAGCAAATGCAGTTTCTATGTTATCAAACTTTTTTACAAAATCTTTTTTTAAAGGTATTTTTTTAAGCTCGTTTATTTCTGTACGAGTAGTATAACCACTATCAACTGGTGGTTTCATTTTTTTAAACGGCTTTATATCAAAATCTTTAAACATTTTTTCTTGATTTTCTTATTGTTTCTTTACCACGTTTAAATATTCTAGCAACTTCAGTTTTACCCATTACTTTTGCTCGTTGCTCACCTACTGTTAATATTTGTATCTTACGCGCAAATGGTTTGCTTATATTCTTTACTTTTCTTACTGTTGCTCTTGCATCAGCTGGAGTTGCAAACTTTATTCTTACAGTATCTTTAGGATTTTCATCTGTATATAATCTACGGCCAGTACCTTTAGGTTTTTTACCAGTACCTTTTACAGGATCTTTACGCTTAGCAG